TGGTACTACTGCTCAGCGTCCAGCAAGTCCTGTACAGGGGATGACCAGATACAACACAGATCTGTCCAGTGTAGAAATTTGGGATGGAACTGCTTGGGTTCCAGTTTCTGTTCCGGTGACTGTGGTCTTGCGGAATAGATATAAGCTGGTGTTACCCGTATCAGCGCCAAGGGTGGTCCCATAGCCGCCGACACGATCTATGTTGTCTACAAGGGTCCAACCAGCGGGTGTGTTTACGGTGTTGCGGTCAGTTCTGCTTGGCTTCTGACCGACAAACATGAAAATTTGAGTGGTCGCCGTTAATCCAGTAGGATACGGAACTGCTACGTTTGCACCCCCCGACGCCGAGAATGCTGTCGCGCCTACTACTGGGGTTCCTAGAGCCATTAGTTAGACCCTCCTACGGTTAGAGCGGAACCCCAAATATGCTGACTTGGTAAAATAAGTCCACGGTTGTTTTAAGCCTAGATGGCGAAGATACCTAATGCGTTCCAAGTGATCGTGATGTTACCACCATTGGGCAAAACAGGAAGACCAGTGATACCAGTGTCGATAAAGGCGACCAAGCGCCAAGTGGTGTTGGCCCCAGCGTTTCGGCGGTACAGAATAATCGCTTCAGCATTAGCACCCGTAACGGAGTTAAAGGTGATGTCAGAACCATCCAAAACACCGTTGGTTACGGTTGGACCGCCTATGCGCTGTTCAGCGATAATAGCACCAGCAAAGGCACTTACCTGTGAATAGAACTGGTGAGCAGCCGAAAAAGTATAACTCCCAGTGTCAATCAAAAGCGCATAGACACCGTCGTTTACTGTATCGTTGTCCAAATCCACGTTTGTGTCACCCGCCAGAAGCGACTGCTTATAAGCGTTGTAAATTGTGTTAGGCATAACTTACCTCATTTTAAGCGGACTATTCCGCGTGGGGACTCTACCTCAATCTTGCCGTTTCGTGCGGTGAGCGTTTCACCAAAGTTGAAAACAGCGACTGACCGATTTTCTTTGGATGCGTTATATATCAAACAACCATCCACTGCAACTGTCAACCGAGCGTACACCACTGGGTCGAAGTCAATGTAGTACTCAGGGCCATTGCTTTCGACCCGCATATTAGGGATCGGGATGCCGCCAGCCTCATAACCTTCTCCTACAGCCTCGTTGCTGTCGCTGTATGCAGTAGTGGCGGCGGACAGCCTCGCACCGTCAACATACAGCGCCATGCGGTAGTCGTCAGTGATCGCGTGAAGGCCCATGAGCAGTTCACGTTTGTATGACTCGCAAAGGGCTGTGATTATGGTCATTATTCTTCGTTCGCCTCGACGCCTACAACAACACCCTTGTCGTCACGCACCAGCTTGACTGAGCGTTTCTTCTGGGGCTGCTCTTGCTTGATATTGACGACAACCTCTTGGCGGCGAGGTGCAGGCTCGTCCTCGTCGTCCGCATCGTTATCGTCAGAAACCTCCATGCCCTTACTTGCCTCATTCCCGCCGAACGGGAAGAAAGCCAAATCAAGGCCGAAGGTATCAGCCATCTCTTTGTCACGCTGCCACTGGCTGAACGTCTCTTCGACATCGCGGCCATACTGACCAGCGACATCCTGCATGGACATAACGCCATTGTGCATCGCGGTGACGGCTGCGTTGATTTCCTTCTGTGGATCGACCCACTGCCATCCGCGAGGACGGAAGCTGGCCGCAGAGGAGAACTTGTTGAAGCGCGAGGCAGGGAGCGGAATCAATCCGAACTCCATAACGTGCATCAACCATGTGTTGAACGCTGGGATGACAAAGTGATCCATCAGGAACTGCTGCATCATCTTGTAGGAGTCGCGCTCCTCCAATGCACCCTGACGAATTGAACTGTACGAAGTGCCTTCAAGGTCATTCGACAGCGCCGCATAGGAAACACCAAGGCCGGATGCTATCCCGCGAATGATGCCCTTCTGGAAGTCGCTGAACGCAGTCGCTGGATGCGAAGGATCGAATGGCTTGAAGTCAACGCCGTTAGGCAACTGGTGGAATGTGCCGGGTTCCGCATCGATGATAGGGACGCTGTTGTCATAGTCATCCGCTGGCATGTCTTCGCCGTTGTCAGACGTAAAGAAGCCCATTTTGGACGCAGCCATACGCGATGCAACCAACTCAGCCTCACGGTGAGCGTTCAGCATCTTCAATTGGCTAATCGCCGGAGCCATCCAAGGCTCACCGCGTGTCTGACCCGCACGAATGGGGTCGTACACATGGATCATGTTCTTGGCGTCAATCCGATTCGACGAATTAATGGAGACCGAAGAAAACTCAGAATCGCCGGGGTGGCGCTTCTTTACCCAGTAAGCCACCGGACGCTGGAACTCATCGACCTCAATGCCCATACGGACTTCACGGCCATTGCGCAGTTTTTCGTTCTTTTGCTCGTCAATTTGGTCAGGTTCGACTGGATGAAACGCGATACCGTGAATGAATGCGCGATTGCGAACAATTTGCAAGAACGCCTCACCATCGCGGGCGGTTGCTTCGATCACATACTTCTGGATGTCAACCCAACTTAGGCGACCATCCGCCGTACAGTTGCCCTTGAGGCTGAACTGGTAGAAGGCTTCTTCAATAATCTGGTTACCAATGGAATCCAGCGACCCATTAATGTTCCGCGCCTTGACCTGTAGGGTCATTCCCTTGTCGCCAACCACGTTGGTCTTGAGCAAGCTGAGGAAACGCTTAACGTAAACGTCATTCCGCGCCAATTCACGCGAACGATTACGCATCAAGACAAGGTCAGGACGCAATTCGCTGTCAGGACTACGGCTCGACGCCATAAAGTCGGCAAAAAGCCGACCCGTATTGGCAGCGTGATAGTTGCGCTTGGCCACCTTCATCTTTTTCTGGGGCAGGCCCAATGCTTCACGCCACAAACTCATAGGAACCGTACCTTTACTGTGGTCTTAGTTGGCCGACCCAAGGCAATCGCATTTTCGCGTTTTTCTTTAGTGACCTCTTTGCGGTAGTAGTCGCGCCATTGCAGCAAATCGGAGATGGTCAACTTTGAGATCGAACGGCCTTGGATAGAGTAGGACGAAACATCCTTATCGGCGCGGCCAATCAGCAGACCTTCGATCTTGTCGAGCATAATCTCAGCGTGTGTGCGTGGGTCAGCGCCGTTATTGTCCAGATCGGCAATGGCATCGAACTCGCCTGTCGCTATGACAATGCGGTTTCCGCTAGATGTCTGAGTAATTTCAAGCTGCCAGTGGTAAGAACCGACAGTAAATCCTGCTGTAGTTGCGCTATCAGCGTGAAATAAATAATATCCGGTGCGCTCAATGGCAGGAATCTTTATCTCAGCCGACTGCCCAGCCGCAACACGCGCAACATATTCTGCCGAGTGGGTGGCAGGAGGGTAAGTTTCAGCAATGGAGGTCTTTTTCCACTGAACAAAGTCGCCTACGACGATCTTAAGTGGTTCGCCCTCTGGCGCGTTGCTCTCATCAAAAAGATTAGCCATTATCCCTCAACGCCAGTTGTTAGCGAAACCACCTCTGCGAACAGCCTTTTTTCCAGCCGCTAAAGGATGGGGTTTATCAGCTTCCTCGACATTTGGCAATTTCTGCTTTTCCATGTTAGCATAAAACTTACGCGCCACGCTATCCATATTTACATTTAGGATCGTAAGTGCCGCAATTGCGTACACCCGAACGTCCAAAGCCTCGTTTCGTGTCCGCGTTTTGACCCAAACCCGTGAAGGAAAACCCTTATGATACTTAATCATCTGCTTTTCGGCAGTTAGCTGCTTAAAATACTCATCGTCCCGCTTGGCCGGAAAGTGGCAGTAGCCGGGGCCAGCCTCGTCCTGCTTCAAACGCGAGTAATGCACTTCCTTCGCAGTATCAACGCCAATAGGGTAAAGTGGAACCCTGCCAATGTTGTTCTTGGACGGACGCCCGACGATAGGCTTGCCCTCACCGCCAACACCCTTGATGGCAAAGACCCTGTGGCCAGCCCTAGTTTTGGCGTAATTGTAAACGGCGCGGGTATGGTGTCCGCCACTATCGATACAGGTGGCGCGGACGATCATTGGCTCACCGCAAGGATGCTCATAAGTTGCCAGCAAGACCTCATCGACCTTGTTCCATAGCTGGGTAGTAGACGGATCGCCGTAAATCACATGATAATCGACTTGCCAGCTTTCCTCGCCCGCTCCCCAGCCGACAATCTCGACTTCTACACGGTCATCTTGAACGTCGGCCCCAGCCGTCAGCAGCACCACATCATCAGGTACGCCTTCGTAATCTTCCTTGCGCTTGGCGATAGCATAATCATCGACGCCTTCGCCCTCATCCTCCCAAGTCTCGCCAAGGAAAGTGTTGACGAATGTTTTGAGGCGCATGGGATTCTTTCGCGCAGCCAGAAATTCCTCAATGGCGTCGGATAGGACGGACCACGGAGAGTAAAGTGCGTTCAAGTGGAACCCAGCCACGCCATTAAACGGAGCGGCAGCTATCCATTCACCATTACGAACGGCTCTATGCCGATCCGTATCGGACCAAGTTATGCCACATCCAGCGCAGTGATACTCCCCAGTGCTGGGGTTATCATCA